CGGCAGTTGTTGCTGGTGTTGTTTGGCCTCGACTTGAACGTCGTCGTCAAAGGAGACGTATTTCATACGGTTGTTCATCAGACAACTGTACATCCTCTTGACGTCATCAGTTGAGTCAGGAAACAAGCGGAGCAAGAGCCTTAAGACCACCTCGCGTGAGTGGACATTTATAGTTGCGTCCATCCGGCTCAAATCCGTACCCAGGCCGACTAGATATGTTTTCCCGCGAAACATGTCGACCAGTCGTGCACGCACCTTTCTTGGGGTTTGAAAACCGTAGCACTCCGTGGTAGCCTTGACCCAATCAGCCAGGGGTTTAGAGTAGCGACTGCTGTGGTACCTTACGGAATCATTGGTGATGTTGATTATTCTGTAGTCCGAGCATTTCGTGTACGGTTCTTTTTTAACCATCATGCTAGTGTTTGTGTTACCATAATCAGTAGCCATAGCGCCTCGGAATGTTTTGAGCTTTCGCAACGGTCCATTCTGACGCTTGTAACATTCCGAATACGGCTCTGGCTGCGGTTTTGGGATACCGCGCCTATCGGACCTGGCTATCAACTGTTCAATGAAATCGTCTATGTAGTGGTTTGGTGGTTCTCCCGGTAATGGGGTGTTTTGGCGATTCCTCTCTATCTGCTCATGGCTGAGACCAGGGGCTAAGAGCCGGGAGGACAGCCCTTTCGCCACGCACCGCGAGTTGGTGACAGGATAAGCATGGCCCAGTGACAGAGGGGGACAGGTGACTGGGTGGGATGGTTTTTTCTTCCTGTCAAGAATAGTAAATGCCTCGTCATCAAAACCCAGGATTGGATCGGTGTTAGCTGTGCCCAACTCAACCATCTCCACCTCGCCCGTCACAATGTTGAATCTCCCATTCTCGCGTGGACGGGGGAGCGGAGGTCGCGTTGGTCTGGGTTCTTGATTGCCGAGCAGACCAGTAGTGGAGCTAGCACTGACCGTACTGACACTGGGTGATGGTGGTGGACTACCCCGGGATGGTCCAGTGGTCGATTCGCCACCGCTTGCCTCATCGTCATCCGTGTCATCGTGTTCGCTGGTGTTACTCTCAGCCCCACCTGCCGCACAGTCGGCGCGGCCAGGACGCGGGTCGATATCGGTCGTGACGTCACTGACGCTACCTCGGGAATCGTCGGATCCGGCCGCAACCTCATTGATGTGAGTGGATGGTTCCGGATCGTCAGGCAGATCTTCATATTTGGATTCAAGTAAGTCTCTTTCTTTCTCATCACGTTCTTCGTCTGAAGATTCGGATACGACGATGCGCGCCCCCCGACGCTGGGCAGCCAGAGCCCGTCTGAGCTGCGAACGAGTCGACCATTCCCTCATGGGCGGAAGAACGACCGTGGTATTGAAATTCCTGAGTGGCGGTCGTGGTACACGAACGTTCTCACTACTAGGGCGGGTCATCGGCCTGGCTTT